AATATTTGTATTACATAATATTATATGAAATTTTTATTTCATACAATATTTGCGTTATTTTATGGCACGTTATTTGCATATAATACAGATATTTCAAACGCGGTTGTTTGGTTAAGTGGTGCGGCGTATTGCGGAAAGGATAGCTATAAGTCAATGAAGTTATCCGGGCCAATAACTGGCTTCATTGTTGACAGTGTTTTATACGACCCAAAAACTGATTTGCAAGGTTATGTTGGAATATTAAAATCAACAAGGACCATTTACGTCGCATTTCGCGGATCGTCATCAAAATTAAATTGGAAGGCAGATTTTGAGGTTACGAAAATAAATTACGATACATATCCAGAATGCGATTGCAAGGTGCATCATGGTTTTTATGACGCTACAAAAAATTTAAAGGATCTGGTTATTAATTCTATAAAAATCCTAAAAGAACAAACTGGTTTTTCAAACGTGATAGTTACCGGACACTCATTAGGAGCTGCTGTTGCACAATTGATGGGAATGGAACTATCTGCTGTAAATATTAAAAATCAAATATATAACTTTGGACAGCCTCGCGTAGGAGACAAAAAATATGCAAGTTTTGTGAACTCTGTATCAGAAGAACTAGTGCGTTTTACACACTATAAAGATATTGTTCCTCATGTACCTCCGATGGAAATGGGTTACCTACATTCATGTAGAGAAGTTTTTGAAGATGATATCGGAAAAATAAACGAATGTAGTTCGTTGGTGTGCGAAGACTCCAAATGCGCTGATCAATATAAGCTTTCCAAAACAGATATAGCCGATCACATGATTTACCTTGGTCATTATTTGGATTGTGGCAATAGCACTTATTCACTGTAGGCATCTAGTAAAAATTTAAATGCGGTTAATAACAATAGAATAGCCGTTATAAATTTTGTAATTTTATTTGAAACAAATTGTTTCAACCAAGCGCCTATAAATACGGAGAAAACTAGACAGACCAAAAGTATATTTCCAGCATAAAAATCTATTTGACCTCTTTTATAAAATTCCCAAACTCCGAGTGCTACCACTGGAAGTAGTTGTGAGTATAGTGTTGTTCCAATTATTGTTGAATAATCGCTCATTGTCTTACTTAGAGTTAATCCAATTAAAATGGCACCAGCATGTCCTAAACCTGTTAACCCATTTATAATACCAGATAATATTCCAATAATAATAAAAATAATTGTTTTGTTCATCTTATTTTATGATTATAAAATAAAATGCTAGAGTGGCGCATTGTCATCTTTTTTATATTTTATTAAACCCATCATCTTTTTTGACGAAAAGAAGTGTGATGTAAACCCCATAGTAACACCAACAATTCCACCGCATATTACCTGCAACAAAGTGTGATTCTTATATTTTACGCGTTGATAACAAGTGTTTAATGCTAACGCAAGATAGATTGTGGTTATAATTGGATTTCCCAATGCAAAACAAATAAACCCCACAGAATAAAAGGCACTTTGCGCATGCCCCGAGGGCATTCCATATGCATCAAATCCAATTCGTTTCCCTTGAGAAATAGAAGCATTAAATATGTGCAAGTCTTCTGATGGACGCGGGTGTTGTATAAGGCTCTTTAATACGATATTTAACCCGCTATTTAAAACATATCCAATTGTATAATATACGAGCAATATTGTTTTATTTTTAAGTAACAATATTGTTGAAATTAACAAAATAAACGGACCTAAATAACCAGTGTAATCAAACATTTTTGTAATATAATACAATGATTCCATTGAGATATATATTAATTGTATATAATATAATTGTATATAATTGTATATAATTTTATTATTAATTACTCGCAATTAGTATTGGTATAAATTTTCACTTATAAGTGTAACGCACCAATCGCAACCATTTAAATTAACAACATTTCCTCTATCATCAAGCAATTTAACTCGCAATCTACTTATGTTAACAGGTCCAAAATAAATGCGTTTATTATCTTGCATTGAACCACCAAATTCAGTGTTTACATCTCCCATTCTCATGCTGCCCAATTTAATTGGTAATATAGCAAACGTGTCTGAAACAACTGGAGCTTTTAATTTATAGTTATACGTTCTTTCATTATTTTTGAGAATCTCATTGATCGTGTAAATTTGAGATTGAGTCAATATCCTTGGCGCGCTAGGCAAAACCTGCGGAGTTGGTGCATAAGTAGCATCCAACTTGTCTATTATCAGAGTTCCGGCGGCGGGATCATTTTCTAAAGCCTCACTGTTATATACTACGCTTGTTCCAAAAGGATTTGCGGGTATGCATGTATACGGCAAATCGGGAGAATAATAATTTGGAAGTTTTACGGTCTTTGACATTTCAGTAATGCCAATTAGTCCGCTGTTAATGTGATTTTGATTCAAATCGTCTATAACTAATATAAAATATTTTGGTCCATATAATTCGGGAATTGCTATTGCGTTGTTGCCAGCCTCTATAACATTGACAACAGGAACACGGAATCCTAAAACCCACCCAAGCGTTTGATTAATTGCCATAGACATTGCGCAAACAGAACCGCACGACAAATCTGCGCTAGGGTCAAAAAACGTTATGATAGTAGTTTCATCTATTGTTAACCCTTGATATTCTCCTCCCCATAAATTTAGAGTAATTTTGGAATTATTTGGATTATATATCACGGGAATATGAGTTATGTCTGTCCAAAGTATTCCAGCCGTTACGAGACTTATTGTTAATGCGTCAACCATAGATGTAATTGAATAATTTCCCGGTTCAATAGATATTTTAAGGCTGACAATAGGAATGCCTCCGTCACCTGTGAAAGTTATCCAAAAACAAGTGTTTCCATAAACAGTATCAATGGTGTACCAAGTGTAAGGAATAGAAAAAGAATAAAGTCTCAATGAAAGTACATTTAACAATGGTTCAGATAAATCCAAAGTGTAATCCGTGCCAGTTTCTGTTGGAGCAGCAGATTGACGATATTGACTATCCAATACAATAATTCTAGACGTAGTATTTTTAAGATTTGGATTTAATACATCTTGCGCTACCGGAACTGAGTAGGTATTATTTACACCCAAATGCTCGCGTTTCATTGGAACATGAGGATTATTATAAACGTCTATTTTTTGCTTTCTATCAGTATTTTTTCCACTTTGTTCTGGGTTAGATTGCTTCAACACCTGATTTTCAAACCAATCATCCGTTTGTCTAGCACTAGGTGTCTTTTCAAGTTCATTGTTATTGTCGTCTTCAAAATATTGCAACAAAGTATTCTGCATATCTTGAAAAAAATTAGACATTGCTTCATTGTTTTCAGACGTGAATTTTTCAATATAAAAATCCGTTTTTTGAATAATCTCTTCACTAGTTGGATCGTTTTCTAAATCCAAAATTGTAAGCAATTCTGGTATTGTATAGTTATCTATGTTTGTGTCGGGATTAGACATGTGTAATATTATATATACTATATTAGAATTATTTATATTGAAATAACCATGATTTCACACACTCTGCCTTTTCAACTATTTTCCTCTTGCATTGATATTATTCCCTTTTGAAAATGTTGTTTAAAGATGTTAATGAGCTCGTTTCGCGCATTTATTCCGTTGAATAATTTGTGCTTCAAAAGTTTTTCTGGAACAGTTGTAATTCCAGAACCACGCTTCATATGCGTCTTTTCTTTAAACAGTATGTGCTCCAGAGCTTTAACCAGATCTGGATTATAGTTCATTAAAACGCTGCGACTAATTCGGAAATCGCTAGCGTAAATGTAGCGGTTATAATTGCCAGTATCATAAACCCTATAGTATTTGTCACACTTAATAGTATTGTAGATGAGCCCAATTCCTTCAATCTTATTTGTAGAATTATTCATTTCCTGAATAAATACCAGATTTTTTGGTAATATTTTAGAAGATAATTGACAAGGGGATCCGTAAATGCACCCTATCACATTTTTTTCTCTGCGATATGAACAGTTTTCGTCCCAGGTTTGCTGATTAAACCGACTTGATGCAATTGTAATTGTAGTTTCCATGTTGATGTTTCTCTCATTTTATTTGCAATAATACGATTCAATTTTATTTTTAAAATATTTTGCATTTATTAATGGACGTAATTTCCAAAACATTTCACAATAAAAAATTAAAACGAATTGTTAACGTTTATCAGCTAAAATATACAAATGGCGTGGCTCAGGGGTTGGGAGATTATATAAGAGGATGTTTTTGCCTTTTGCAAATTTCTTCTCTCTTGGGATTAGAATTTGATATGGATTTAACTAACCACCCCATGTCAAAGTTTCTTCTTCAGGAAGAGAGTTGTGTAAAATACAATGCAAATTATGAAACGATTGCAAAATATGAAAATGTAAATTATGTCCCAATTAACGCAACGGTTTTTAAAAAAGATTCAATTAGATTTTTCAGAGAATTTATAAACGCGTTAAATTTGCTTGAACGTGACATTTTTTTTACATTTTGCAATAGTCTTCCAATATTTGACAATTATAAAGAGAGAGGTCGTCATTTTATACGCAGCAAACTGGCTCCGAATGAACTAATGCAGCAAAAGATTGATTCTGCTTTAATTGGTTTAACTTTGAAATCTAGGCAATTTGCGGTTATTCACATTCGGAGCGGCGATAAATATATGCTTAAAAATAATAGGTTGAATCCGTTTGTTCTGAAAAAGATAACAGGCATTCTAGCAAAAAATATGAAGCTAGGAACAAATTATTTAATTCTAAGCGACAACAATCAAATAAAAATTTTATTAAAAAAGATATTTCCTCAAGTTATCATTCAGATGACAAATATAGTTCACTTGGGAGAGTCTGCGAGTCCGAGTGATCAAGGTGTTATGGAAACCTTGTTAGATTTTTATATAATGTCAAACGCATTTCAAATCATTAGTTTCTCTCCCTATAATTGGGGGTCAGGGTTCAGTAAATGGTGCGCAACGTTGCACAATATACCATTTATTCAGTTTCAAGTATTAGACTATTTGAGTTAAAACACCATTCTTTTCAATTGTTGGTTAACTTGTGGTCCACCGACATATGTGTTATGGCTTCCATGAAAGTATTTGATTTTATCGGATTTTGAATACGAATTTGGATTGCAAAAATAAAACAATAATTCCCCCCACAATGGCAAGTCACCCCATCTAAAAATATAAATATAATTTGTCGTTTTTACCCTTTCAATATACTTTTGAGCTAGTGTATTTATTCTCAGACGAACAAGATTTAATCCTATGACGTTTGTATATGGCCCGGACGGATTATGGTGGACAATTGAATTGGTTTTTTTAACATTTTCTTTTATAAAGTCTTGAGTAAATTTGTTTAATCCACAAGTAACAAAATCTTGGTCTCTTGTCCAAGTTCCGTATATAGCTGTTTTATTTTGAAGATCAATAAATAATTCATGAATATTAAAATCTACAACACAGTCTTCATCTACGCGCAAAATCATGTCATATTCTTCCACAAACTTCCAAAAATCTACGAACCAAAATGAACACATGTGACGATAATTTAATCCAAATGCGCGAGTTGGTTCAAACGCGTGAATGTCCTTTTTTTCATCCTTAAATGCGTGTTCTTTAATGCACTTAAATATTATTCTAAGATTTGGTGTAAATTTGACTATATATTCTTGGTGTTGTGGCGATATATTTCCTTCGTGAAAAATGAGAATATCCGCGTCTTTAAGAGGTCCCAAATTTTTAGCAATTGAAATATTGCGTTTTACAAGTGTGTTATATTTGCGAATGTCCTGATAACCGCGCGTTAAAACTGCAACCGCAATTGTTTTTATAGATTGTGCTTCTTGCATATAAATTATACGTTTTAATAAAATGTATAATTTTACTTATTGTTTATTGTTTTACTCCAGAAGAACCTCCTTCACCTTGTCCTCTAGACACTGATACCTGGGCTTGTTCATCTGCTCTACGAGGATTGACCAAGGGGTGCAACCCTGAAGCGCATCCAGACCCTTCTCGCAGAAGAGGTTTAGAAGAGCAGGGCTAAACCCGGACATCATGCTCACGTTCCTTTGGGAAGAAAGGCACGGGAAGCCGCCGGTAGACCGCAAGTTCCAGAAGAGGATGTGAGGCGGCTTGAAAGGCTTACCCCAGATCCTGATGCCAGTCTCAGCATACTTTGTCTCCATAGACTGGTAGAATGACTCCATGTTATCAGGCACTCCAATGTTTGGAGCGTCAATCTGCATGTCCGAGAAGATGGCAAGAATCATACCCTCAACCTGGTCAGGCGTCAACTTCTTCTCAACAATGGCGTCAAGAATGCGGTCAAAGGCGCCGTGGAAGTTGGTGGAGTAACCAACCTCACCATTCTGAAGAACGCGAATCATGTCCACGAAATTGGTGCATCCGTCCAAGTTGTGCCACGTGGGATTTGTGCTGAAAGACATAACACGCTTGCCAAGGATGGACTTCTCTGCAACACGGCAGCCTAGGGCCATTGCACAGTCAATGGGGTCGCCGGCCATGGAACCAGAAAAGTCCAACATGGCGACCATCGGACCAAGCGCGCTATTTTGAGTGGCATTGTTGCACCACTGTGAGTTAAGAAGGTCAATCTCAGTCTGGACGTCCTCGGTTGGCGTTCCACGTTGGGACCGGTTGATGAGGTCGCGAGCCTGAACGGTAAAGGTATTCAGACCCATGCGCTTACCCTTCATCTCCACCTCGCCGGCGGCGGCCTTCTTGATGCGAGCAACAAAGTTCTCAGCACACTGAACGCGATCCTCCGCCTCGGAGCGCTGAGTTCCGTCCTTCCTCTTGTTCAGAAAAGCCGTCTTCTGTTTAGAGATGGTAAGGGACGTAGTCTTTGCGTGGTCAATTTTAGACCAAGTTCCGTCGCACTGGTGAATCTGTGTGGTGTCAAGCTCCCGATTTAGATTCGCAATGAGCTTACGAAAGTCCATCTTGGCCTTGTTGACAGCGCGATCAACCTGCACGTTGGTCTTCGCGGTCTCAATATAGTTACTAAAATACATGACTGCAAGTTCATTGAAAATCCAGCCAAATCGGTGAGACTTGGCGCGAGGCACCCACTTGGCGGCAAGCGACTTTTTCTCGGCGCTCGCATCTAGGCGAAGCTGGCCAAGCAGGAGCTGGAATGCGTGCTGCATAAGAGGGTCAGACACAGCAACGCCATTGGACTTGCAATAGGTGCAAAAATACTTGATGTCCTTCCAAGAACCGTATGGATGACCGTCTGATGAAACAAACTCGGTAAGAACAAAACGAGCAAGTTCTGGATAAAACTCATTCCAAACCAGAACCTGCATATATGCAAGGGCATACTCCCCCTTTCCGTCAATAACGTCACGAGTGTGACCGACCATTTTATATGCTACCGTCATTAACTCCACAAACTTTTCTCTTGATATCTCCTTACTCGCCGTAAGATTGCGCAAAATCTGCCGCAGCATTTGTGCATGCGACTCAACGGTCGTTGAACCGCAACGAGTAAATTGAAAACTCAATTGAAGAATTTTTTCCTGTAAATCATTGGACCATGCATATTCGGTGTGACCATTTTCACCGACCTGCATAGGAGTATAAGAGTCAAGAGCGTTCACGAGTGCTGCCATGGTACTTTATAATATGGCTTATTCTTTAAGCCATTTTGCGATATGTTCTACGTTTGTTAGCGCGAATGGTCTTAATATAAATTCTCTTTGTATAGTTGTGCATACTGCGATCGTCGTTTATTGATTTCTCATAAAAAATAATTGTAATGTTATTTAAATCTTGAAACATTGAGATGGTTCTGTTTAATGGAATCGCGTCAATATTTTTAACTGATTTTAAAAAGTCGTGCGCATCGTCTTGTTCAGCATTACTCTTGATATAATGCGTCACGTCCGCCGGTTCAATGTCAATGTTATATTTCAATATGGATAAAACTGTATAATTTGTCTCAGACAGTTTATTGTTCCTTTTAAGTATTCCAATTAATTCTTCTCTTGAAATATAATTTGGTGTTCTTAATAATACGGTTTCTTCTTTCACTTTATTAATGTTGTTTTCTTTATTAACGTAAACATAGTGAAATTTTATATGCTGTATATCTTCAGTATAAAATGTTTTGTAATTGTTATCCACTGATTCAAATTCTTCTATCCATTTTGTGTCTAAATCCATTTTATCTGATATTTCTGCATATAAGCTCATATTGAATTATGCGCATATAATTCAATATAATTTTTAACGTGTTTTATTAATACTAGTATAAATCGTAGTACTGTGGGTCGTCTTCGTTGTATTCATCCTTGGTTGCCTGTTCCACGAAATAATCTTCGTCATCAGAATCGTTGTCATAGCAATTGTATTCTTCCCTTCTCGGCATGTAATATATCCTCTCGTATTCGCCTTCTCCGTACAAATTATTATAATTAATTCTTTCATTTTCCCATTTGTCTATAAGAGTTTGAATGCCCCTTTTTGCGCAAGTGTGAAAGTCTTCATCATAATAATAATCGTAGTTTTCAATAACCAATTTTCTATTTTTATCGTAATAAATTCTAGTCCAACCTGGTTTCAAATTCAAATTATTGGGTTGCTCCTCTTCAACCTCATTGCTCTTCAATGTTGCGTTCTTGTATTGTAGAACATTTTCTTTCTTATTTTGACCTTCTACGCATAGTTCTGGAAAATCCTCATCTTTAATTTCAAACTTTTGAACGACTGGTTCTCTTGTAGATCTAAAACTATTTGATAAATAATGACGGTCGTTGTTTCCATTGTTTGGTTTTCTGTCGGTCTTAAATATATTGTTGCTCATTGTGTGTTCAATTACTGGTCTTGAGTGTACATTTATACTGCAATATCCTCTAAGCAGTTATATTTTATTTATTAAATAGCATTTCAAAATAACAGTTTAAAGAAAACCCGTAATATACTACTATCTCCTAACAGCGACTTTATAGATTTCTGTCTTCAATTTGCGTCTTTGCCAAGCGTAGTAACGTTATATATATTTACAGGAGATCGCAATCAAAAAAAATAAAAAAGGGGGTAAGTACAACGGATGGTAATTACAACGGAGGGTAAGTACAACGGAGGGTAAGTATGAAATACAAAATATTTAAACCGGTTTAAATATTTTGCATTGATATATGTATAATATGGAGAATGAGGATTTCAGCGAGTTCAATAATATAGTTAGATTGCTATTAAACGACATTATAACAAATGAAGTGTATTTGCCAGTTTTTCCAAGGTCGTCATCCCAAAGAGTGTTACAAGCGAGCTTATATGAAAGAAATCCTATAAGATGCGTTATAACTGATGAAGTAAAAAACACGCTTATACCAATAAAATTTAGAGACGCAAAAGATATTGAAAATAATTTTAAATGTTCAATATTATGCGATTCGTTCAAAGAAGATGATGATATTATTCAGTTGCCGTGCAACCATTGTTTTTTTGTTGAGCCGATTATGAAGTGGCTTACAGAAGATGGTTGCGAATGCCCGGTTTGCCGATATAAATTTGACTCTATGGAAAAAAATGTGGGAGAAATATGTGGAGAAAAAATTATAGAAACAAATGAAGAAGAAAATAGTGGCTTTTATAATAATTATGAGTATGATCAAATAGAACAAATAAATAACAATGTTTTTTTTAATTTTATTAACGGTAATGTGTTGGGAAATCAATTTAGTAATAACATTATTTCATCTAATGAAAGTATATCCAACGTTGAAATTTACCCAATGAATTTTGATATTGTTGAAGATTTGTCTAATAACGATATAGATTAAATGTCGTCAACGTTGACTTCATCGTCTTCAACAATTGTTGCCGTTGGTGATGACGAATTAATATCCCGTTCAGGGACATTTTGCTTCATGAGATTGAAATATTCATTTTCTGTTGCGTTGTCTGTAAATTCAAGCTCGTCATCGGCTTGTCCAGCTGTATTCGTAAATGTGTGATCCCTTGCAATAAAATCGCTGAATCCTCCAAGAGTTTTTAGACGCTCTTTATCTAAATCGCTATAAACCTCAAGAAGGTCGCAATTTTCTAACTTTTTGTCATCCTTTGTTCGCTCGGCCTCAAAATCGCGACCACCAACTAGAACCCACACGCCATTTTTTACCATATTATCGCGCATGCCTCTTCCGCGAAACTTGCCGCGAATGTGGCAAAGACGCTTCTTTCCATCTTTACACGCGACGTGACACATTCCATTGCCCAACGTTGCGACAACTTGAGCATAATATTCAAATTCATCTTGCGAAAACCGCGTTGCCTTATTTGTCGTTTTTATACTTCCAGAAGCAAATTTGCGAGCCTGAGATTTATGGCCAGAACCACCTTTTGTGTTTTTCACCATCTTGTCTTATATTTGTTGAATTATTATTTTGACTTATTTGCTTTTCAATTTTTATTTTATACAGGAATAAAACAAAAATTAATAATATTGTATTTAATAAATATCAGAAATAAAATTGATTCCTTTTTTCTCCCATTTATTACATATAGACATTTCAAATATGAAAACTGAAGTTATTTCCATCCCAAGCCTTAAGTGCGAGATCACTTTTACTATTGGTCAAAACGCGGATGAGAATGACCAGATTATTGACGCAGCATACTCAAACGACATTTGGTTTCACGTTGATAATAAAAAATCTTGCCACGTTATTGCGACGATTCCTGATAATTTTGACAGAAAAAATCTGAAATATATTATTAATCAAGGAGCGGTGCTATGCAAAAAACACTCATATCCCAAAGAAAAAAGTTTGCCAGTTGTATTTACACGCGTGAAAAATATTCAAAAGACAAATACTCCTGGAATGGTTTTTATTCCAGAAGACTGCAAAAGCGTCAAAGTCATTTAATAGTTTACCTTGTCAAATTCATCAAGATAATCTTCGTCAGGAATATATAACCCATTTTTTTTATGTTGTTCGTAAAATTGTACCCAAGTTCTCCTTTGTCTGATTGTTTGAATATTTTTATTTTGTGTTTCTGTTTTTTGTTCATCTGGTTCGTAATTATACTTGTTATAAAAGTCCTCAAAGTAATCGTCGTCTGGAAATTCTAATCGCTTTGTTTCATGATTTGCACAGCCGTTGAAAGCTTCAACACGCAATTTCCACAAAGGCGATCTGAAAGCATAATAGTCCCAATGGTAATAATACGCATCCTTTAGATCCAAAATTTCTCTCTGTAATTCAAACAATGAGAGATAGTTATCCTCGTCAATTCCATGCAAAGTTACTAGTGGTAGAATTTTGTATGGATAGAAACTGTTATCATAATCTGATTCCATAGTATTGTGCTTTAAAATTTCTTTGTCTTCCACGATGAGATACATGTTTTTACCGATTGTCAGTTTCTCTGAATGAGAGAACATGAGCATAACATTTGCAAGAGCAATGTGTTTTTGATTTAGACCAACGTTTTTCTCGCTCTCATCAACCTTTACATTTCTCTCTTTAAAGTAATTGGTAATTTGTTGTAGTGCAGTGTTTAACTCTACTGTAGATACACATTTATTAAATATATAATCTGCAATATTAAGGTATTTTTTTTGATCCAGCCACTCGGTTACTTGCACAGCGGAATTGGTTTCAGTTTCAATATCAAAATTGCTCACAATGTATCTCAACAAGAACACGTCCATATTATGCGGTCGCATTGATAGATTATTCACAATGACACCAATAGTCTTGTGCTTTTCAAAAGAGTCTTCGGCTTTACTCCATTCTTTTTGTTTTTTAATGAAATACTTGTAAAAACCCGGATTAAGTGTGTAATAAAAGTCAAAGTAAATTTTCCATAAGAGACCGAATAACTCTTCATCAAAACCGGAATAATATAATTCATAAGCCCAAAACAAACTTTTTTCACTTTTATTAAGAATACTTATAAGAAGCGCAATGTGCACTTCATCCTTGATATATAAATACCTTGTAAATGTAAACTTGGATGCGTTGGCGGACATAATTGTTTTCTTTTGTTGAGATAGTTATTTAATTAATACTTACTATCAATTTTTTATTATTGTCCATTTTTATTCAGTTTTATTTATTTTAATTATTATTTTAATTAATATTGTTTACTTTATTTAGTCGCGTTGATTTCTTTTCTCAATAAAATGTATAACAATGGCAAACACTTGGATGGCATTAGTGAAAAAGACTTTTGATACTGGGCGTGGAAAGGACAAGGATTATTCCTACAAACAAGCCATGTCTGATGCAAAGAAAGTGTATCACTCTTCTTCTTCAAAGAACGCATCTTCAACCAAAGAAATGACGACATCTGGAGAGACAACTTCCGAAGAGATAAGCAGTGGCTCTGCTACAGAGACCAAGGGAAAGGCTAGAGGCACAAAGAAGTCAAAGAAGTCCAAGAAAAGCGCAAAGAAGTCCAAGAAAAGCGCAAAGAAGTCAAAGAAGACCAGAAAAGCTCGCAAATAAAGAGAGAAGTTTATCATAATCTTCCGTAGTAGTATTATACAATATATCATTGAATAATGATATGTTTTGCGAAGAAGTCGGACGTTTATCAGGAATTGGATGGATTCCGAGTGTAAGAATCTGAGAGAACTGAGAAAAGAAAGAATTCTTGGGGAAACCGGAGCGACTTTTAAAAATATCTCTCAATAAAACCAAAAAAAGTATGCTTATTCCATAATTGTTCCATGTAGTACATTTTTCTAACATTTCACGGATTATATCAGCTTTGGGCTTATTAGTCAATGTTTGAAGAGAGAAATGGGCAGTTTCTTTATATTGATCTAGAAAAGCTTTTGAAAAACAACTTAAAGACGCAATGCGATGCCGACAATCTTCGCAGATCTCTTCAATACTTGAAAAGGACAGGCTATCCAATTTATTATCTATTAAAAAACAAATTACATGCGCTTCCAATGGTAAAAACACATTTTTTGCCTGATAATCGGAAAATAGATAACTTTTTCTCTCTTCATTCATTGTTGGAAAATGGAAACATTCATCAAGTCTTTCAATTACTGGTAAATTATCCCTGAAAACTAGTGTTGATGGATGAAAATTTATATTTATAATATTCTCATTATTTAATAGGTTTGCACCTTCCAGCAGGTGTTTATAGCTATTTATTAATTTCAAAAACTCTTTTCGTTCTTTTATAGTATTTATTTTTTCTGTTTTCTCTGTTTTTTCTGTTTTTATTATCTTATTTGTTTTGTCTGAAATTTTGAACTTTATTATATTTTCCCCGAGTTTTACTAATTTTTTACGATTTGCATAGAAAACCTTATAAAATGACAGGCTTTCTGGAATATTTAAACGTGTTATTTGAATATGCGAATTTTCTTCACTAATCTTTTTACATCTTTCAAAATTTTCATCATCTATTTCAGCCAAATTTACAAAGGAATTCTTTAGAACCGGAGCAAAATACCTTGAATAATTAGGAATCTGTAATATTCTTTGAGATATTTGAATATCATTGAGAGAAAAAAAACTCGTCTTTGTTATTGAATTTGTGTGTTTTTTGCAAGATTTAACTGCATTTTTGTTTGTTTTTATTGGTTCTTGCAAATATGGACCTAGTAACATTGAGCAATTTTATAATATAATTAGTGCAAGGTATTTATTTTGTTATTGATATAAAATATCTATTTTTGTAAGTCTTTTTTATTTTACTCATGACTTCCGATGAATCCAGCTTGTTTTCCAACAGTCTCACAATTTCTTCCTTCAAATCTGTTGTATTTGTTTTACAGAAATCTACAAATCCGTCAGACGGTTTATAATCTGGGGAGTTCCTTCCATTAAAGATATGCAAGTCCATTGCATCTAGAAGATCCTTGTGAACGCCAATGTATTTCTTGCGTTCCTTGGGCTCAGGCTTTGACGTGCCCTTCTTTCTGAAATAATAACGAGCGCTCTTGAACATCTTATCCAAAACATCTCCGTCATATCCCAATTTATTTAACCTATAAGTCTCGTCTTCAATCAACTCTTCCTGGTCGTGTGTCCAAGTTTCCCAAGCTTCTTTAAACGATTTTCTGTCGTCATACTGATGAATCTTTGAAAACTTATACAAGTCGTCCATGAAGTTTTGAGTAAATTTAAACCTATAAATGAACGCGTTTATATTATCGCTATTAATTTTTTCTTCTCGGTCATTTGTCTTCTCAGATTCACTTCTATCCAAAATGCCTTCATTGTCTCCTCTATCTCTGAAAAGAAGCATTCCATCATCGTTGTTGATGTTATCAGACTTGTTGATAAAATTATCATTTGTTCCTCTTGCAGCATCTATCTTCATTTGTCTTGTCTACTCCTGTATTATAAGTTTACCAACTATTTCTTTTTATTTTTCATTTCAATTTTTTTAGCATTTCAAATAAATCAAAAAAACGAAACAAATATATTTATATTATACTAGTTATATGAATTACCCGAAAAGTTATATGCTATCAACGCGCGTATTTTTAGACACGTTCAATCAATGTTACAAAAATATTATTGTAATAAATTTGCCCCCAGAAGGATCTCTTGGTAAAATAGTTAGACGATTGCAAATGCCACCATTATCTCCATTTAATTCCCCAGGACCATGTTTCTCCAAAAATAGCTGCGCGCTTGCATTGCTTTCTCTTAGAGACGGTTGTTGTGGTCTTATGACCGACGACGAAATCCCCGATTTATTTTCTTTTTTATTGTCCAATGGCTATAAAATTGACACTAGTTTAACAAAAATGATGAATCAAAGTGATGTCAAAATCAATGATAATAAGATTCTATGCTTCATCACTTATTATGGTTAAAAAATAAAGAAAAAATTGACTTAATAATAATGCAAGTTTATTATTATTAAAGCAAACACAATGTCAGACGAAGACTTTTCAAAATATCCTCACGACGTTCAAGAGTCCATTTTGAAATATTTGGAGCAACTTGGCGATAAAGAACGCATCGCATATTCTATTGCAAAAGAGCATCTAGGAACTTCTTTTAACGTTTTAAAAAGCATCGGATATATAACTTGGAAAAAAGAACAATCAAAATAAAAAGGAGGGTTTCATACTTAGCGGAACTTCAATTTGCGAGACAATTTCTTTCTTATTCTTTTGAATTTTCTTGACGCTCCACCACGTTTCAAACTTGTGGCCATCTTTGAAACTGGAATAACTTTGTCCACTGCATTGAATGCGTTTATACCTTGGCTTGTTCTTGTTGCAATATTCTTTGTCTCTTCCATTTTTTTCTTGAGAGCGTCTTCCGTTTTTGCTATGCCATCTGCAAATGTAGTAGCAGTTTTCATTCCCGCTTCTACAATGGCTTCTCCTGCAGTTGCCACCTTATCTATGTCTCTTATAAGACCAATTCCAGCACCAATCCCCGGAATAGCTTCCGCAGTATTCAACGCAATGTTGACCGCCGAGTCTCCCACTTTTGAAAACATTTTTTCACCTATTTCCGAGGTTTGGTCTATAACTTGATTTATCGCCGGCTCTGCTGCTTCTAAAACAGTTGCGGCAGCATTTGAAACATTTTTCGTTGCTTCTGCAACCTCTCCCACAAACTCTGGATTATTTAGTTTTTCATTTGCATTTTCAACAATATCTTTTGCTATTTCCACAGTATTTCCAATAGCTTGCGTTATTGTTCCTTTTACTTCCTCACTATCCAATTTTTTATTTAATTCACCAATAATGAGTGAACCAACTTGATTCGCCTTATTGGCTACACCTGATGCAATATTTGACGCAGTTGAAGCCAATTCTGATGCTTTTTGCGTCATTTCAGATGGTTCTTGTTCTGCTAATTTAGCTTCTTCGTCTTGGTTTATACGTTTGAATCCAAGTATCCTAGCCCCTTTATCCTCTAAGAAATTTACAGTTCCTTTAAAAGCATTTGCTGCAGCGGTTCCCATTGCTGAGAACAAACTCTTTCTTTCTTCATTTGATTGATTTTTTTGTGTCGCATTTGCAGTTCCTCCTCTCTTTGCGCAACTTCTTCTTGTTTTTACTGTCATGTTATATTATGATTAGGTTATTTTTTATTGGGTTTTCTGCATTTTCTTAAATTCAGCAAAACTTACTGCGTATCTTTTATCAACCACCTTTCTATCTATCTTCTTTAAAAAATTAAAATTGGCAAGTTTTCCCTCAAAAGAAAATCTATTCGCATTTTCTTTTATCACCTTTTCTTCTTGAGGCTTTGTTTGTTTTGCGCTTGATGGACGATCCAGCGGAACGGCTGCAACCCTTATGCTATTGTCCTTATTGTAATTTTTAAATTTTGCAAACACATTTTTTGCTGGTTTTTCATTTGTTGAAGAGTTTCCGCTAATTTTTTCTTCTTCTTGTTTTTGCTTTTCATGTTCCGCTTTTTTCTTTTTCTCTTCCAACTTTTTCTCAGCTTCCTTTATTTCCTGTTCCATATCTACAAAAATTTGTTTGCATTTATAAGTAATAACGTATTTTCTGGCGATAACTTCTAAATAGCGATAAGGCAATGTGCTGTCACTATAATATTCAAACGAAGATTTGGAATTGTTATAAAACATAATTGCATTTCCTATTGGGGTTTTTTCCATAACAATGCAGTTTTTCAAATTATCTAAACGTTCCTTCAGAATAAATTCTCCGGCAAGCTTGTTAATCTCTTCTTGGTCTATTGTTTTTGTTTCTAGCAACGCCCGTGCCTTTTTATAGAGCCTTTGTTCGTTTTGAATACTTGCAATTGATTGTTCAATTCTCTCATTCTTTTCTTCTTCAGTTTCTTCCTCTTCCTCTTCAAAGTCTTCGTCGTAGTATTCATCTTCGTATTTTTTATTTTTTTTGTCTTCTTTTTCTAGAGACTTTGTTTCCTTATCGGCTTCTAGCTCTTCTAGACGTTTTTCAAAATGCGCCAATTGCGTTTCAACGTGGGTCTTGTCGGAATTGAGTTTATTCTCCATATTACTGCGAATGGTTACTCGTTGTTCTAATTCTTGTTTTAATTCTGATTCAGTGAATACAATCTTATCGGCCAGTTTTTTAACTTCATCCAAATATTTGTACTCATATGGTTTTGGTATATTTAGGTCTTCGTCCACAATGTTATTTTCTTTTTCATTTTCCAAGTCTTCTACGATGTTTTCATTGCAAAAATACAAACTCAAATTATCTGCAATCGTTGTTTTAATTTTATCAGAAAAATAATTCAGATAAATACCGTCTCCGTCTAATATGTGGTGTAAAAAAATTAAAAACATAAAAAAAGAGGATGCAATAACAAATTTGGGTGTATTTGGAACGGGAAGCGGGTTTTCACTGATATAACAACGCTCTTCCTCTGTTGGTGTGTATTCTATTGCTTTCAAAAAATCTTCGTTCATATATATGCGAATATATATTATGAGAGCGTTATTTTTAAATGTTTTGTTCTAACATATATTTATGTTTTTTATTTGACTCTTTCTCAGCGCAAATAAATCTGCGATTTCCTTATCCAAATTTGCGCATTTAATGATTTCAAATGTCTTTTTTGGATTATTGGGATGCAACCTCACTAGATACAAGTCTTTGATTGTCTTTTCATATTTCTCTTGCAAAATGGCTTTGTAAGTATTCAACTGGAGTGAATAATGCCAGAAATTTGTGTCAGGTAAATGGTCTATTTCCTTGGTAATCGCGTACTTGTTGAATCCATTTGCCTTTGAAATTTCCTTGGCGCGCTTCCAATCATAAATGGATAAGGTTCCATCAGGATTTTCATATATCATGTCAATAGAACCCGCCACTTTTAGGTCTTCGTGATAAATCATCCACTCCGTGCGATATGGCTTGTAACTTGGAGTGGCTTTAATGTATTGCAAGAAGAAGTCCCATTCTTCAGATGTGTTAGGTGGTGCGTTTCCCGCTGCTAGATTGGCTTCATAATTTTCTAGGAGCTCTTTATGAGTGTATCCGCTCGGCAACTCTTGGTTCATAAAACACTCAATATTAAAATGGAGATCAGTTCCTGCACCTGAAACGGATGAAGCATTTTGGGCCCATTGTGCCTTGATTTCTTCTGGAGTTAATCCCCAATATTTATTCTGAGGATTCCAGTTCCTACATTTCATCATGTTTTTAATCACGACATCGGCGTCAAAATGGGGAAAATGACTGTGATTAATGGTGGTAACGCTGGTATAATTGGAATCGGGATCAGTAAGAATGGTGTATTTGTGAGTGGGTTCATCAAAGACAAGGTGTTGGTCCCTTGGGTGAGAATTATAATTAGAGAGAATTGGTTTTAGAACGTCCATTCCTGCGTTATTGTATTGATTATAGATTAGTTTTTATAATCAATTTTAATTTTATTCTATTTTTATATTATAATAAACAAGTATGTCTAACTATAAATTAACAAAAAACGGCACAACTTATAGTGTAAACGAACTTTTTTCCGGTTTTGTAATTGACCCATTCTCTACAAATATTCCAAGTAATTATGAATATGTTTATAAAAACAGTGGCATAATTGGACGACAGAATGGTGGCGATGTAAATCAATCTCCGGTTGGATATAAAGTTGGCGGAATTGATTTGATACTAGAAGCAAAATTTAATGATGCGTCAAATGTTCTAATTTCTATACCAAGTTGGTGTAATACAATCAAAGTAATCCTAATTGGCGGCGGAGGCGGAGGCGGTGGTGGAAATAATGATTTATATATGTTGAAAAAAGGAGGGGGTGGCGGCGGAGGAGGTTTAACATATAAAACAATAGTTGTAACTTCTGAAATGAGGAATAACGGACTTCGGCTAACATTTGGAACTGGTGGTGCGGGAATTCCTATTAGCGGAGGATCAGTGGACGGAGGCGACGGCAGTTTTACTGCGTTATACCAATACAATTCAGCGAACGCAATCGCGACGGCGAGCGGAGGAAAAGGTGGTAACGGAGGTTTCTTTGAGGATGGTGCGGGTGGAGCGGGCGGTGCAGGAGACACCGCCCCAGGATCCACTGGAGGCAGCGGAAGTAATAATAATGGAGGATTTCGTAGCAACCAAAATTTACCAACTGATATTTCAAATAATTTTTTTTATGGAGTTGGTGGAAAAGGTTGCGTAACAGATGGAACTGCGTCTGGGGGACGGAATGCGAACAACGGCTTTAATGGTAACAATGGATATGGCAGAGTTTATTTCTTTCTTTGATTTTCTAGAGTATATACGCGTTTCTTCAGATCTTGAATTTCTTTTACCAAAACCCCGATTAATCCAATGTAGTTGAGCGATTGCATTTCTTCTCCGTCCTTTTTGCCGGACACTAAATATGGGAACTCTTCTTGAACTTCGTGTGCTATAAAACCGATGTCTCGCTTTTCTGTATTTTTATTTGTGTATGTCACTGGTCTTAAATTATCTACATTGAACAATTCGTTTAGATTTTGAACATCCTCTTTAATACGATAATCGGATGTTGCATTAAAATACACTGACGTTAATGTAGAACTAGAGTTATCAAATGTTAAATTTGAAGAAAATGTAGTTGTGTTAGCGCTACTTTGATATGGTATTTGTCCGGGGCCACCTCCAGATATATTTGTTGCTGCACTTGATGTAGACGCTGAGCGAGTATTTACATATCCAACGGTTGCGACTGCGTTAGCGTTGGAACCAGATGGAGTGCTTTTTAACACCACACTATCTGATGTAGTTGCACCAATTGTTACCGTTGTTGACGCACTTCCAACGTTCAAAGTTCCTGGATTCGGTCCATAAATATTACCTCCATAAACCATTAAGTCTTGACCAATAAATACCCCCCCTCCGCTTCCTTGTCCAGCTGTAGCTGCAGGATTATACTGGACTTGAAGCGATGCAAAAGAATTTAAACCACCTGGCTTGTCGGTTGATTGCGCGTTTCCTCCGCCAATTATATTTACATTTCTATAAATGGCATTTATAGATCCTATATCTATATTATGTCCAGTAGTTGATGTAATTTTTACACCATAATCACCTGAAATGGTCAACGGAATTTCAAAACTTTCATTTTTAATGGTTTTAACTGTCAACGTTTCGCCAATATTAACATTTCCCTTTAAAGAAGTTGTTCCAGTAACGGCTAACGCATTTGTGCCTATTACTGTGTTAGCACCAAGCGCCAATGAAGTCGC